AACGGCCAGCTCGACACCGCGCCTCATCAAACCCAGCTTGCTGTCGCGGTCGTCTAGGCGGATTTCGAAGTCATCACTGTCGACGCCGGGCTTGTCGGTCACGCGACAACCTAACAAGCGGTCATTGATTAGGTTCGTGATGTCCAGCCCGTTCGCGACGATTCGGTGTTGTGGCTTCATCTTTAAGGCTCCAGAAACAAAAAAAAGCCCGCACATGGCGGGCCCTGGACGGGGTCGGGTCAGTCCCAGAGGTGGATGGTGTCATCAGCCTCAACGGCCAGATCCGGCAGCGTGATCAGCACGCCAGCGCGGAAAGGTTGAGGCTCTTTTGCCAGACGCTCGTTAGCCTCCAGCACCGCCTCCACAGCGCCATTCAAGTGGCCGTAGTAGTTGTGGCAAATGGTGTCCAGACGATCACCGGCTGCGGTTCTACATGTCGTCGCCATAACGTACAAAGTCCAAGTTAAAGCCCTGTTTGCGGGGGATTCCGCCTTGCATGAGGGCTTCGCGATCTTCGTTCACCGAACTCAAGCACCACGTACCCAGCACCTCGCCATAGCCCGACGTGAGCAATAGCGGCTGCATCCTGTCACCGATGGTTCGTATCGCATCGAGCTGCTTAAGCCCGCCCTTGAAGCCCGGGAAGATCACACCCTTGAGCGAGATTTTATCCTCACCCAAGCCGACCGCCTGCTGTGCTGGACGCCGCCCAAGCCGCTCTTGGCTCGCCCAACGCCAGGCCGTGGAACGGCTCAACGTTTCGAAAGCCGCCGTATCGAGACCGAAGTGATACGCCTGCTGCTTGGGGTCCATGGGCTGGGCGATCAACAGATGCGGGTACGCACTGACCGCCTGGGCGGGCGGCGCCGTCGGCGTAGCAAGCGCAGCCGTGGGCACGACTGCAACCGGCGCCGGAGACGCTTTGGCCATCAAACTACTGGCGGCCGCCTTGGCCCGCGCCACTTGCCCCTCCAGCTTACCGGCCATTTCCTTGACCTTTGCCACCCCCTGCGTAACCCGCGACGCTGTAGCCATCACCTGATTGACGCGGGTCTGGGCGTTTTGAATTGCACCCATGACCCGCCCCAGCTTGGCGCCAATAGCAGGCCCAACGAACGGCAGGCTCTCCAATGCGTCAGCTGCATCCGTCACCATGTAGACCGCTTTGCTGACCGGCGACAGCATCCCCTCGACGTTCTTGCGCCCGGTTTCCCCGGCTTCGATCATCGAGCCAAGGCCCGACTGCAACTTATCCATGTATTCCATTCAGGCCCCCTATGTGTGCGTATCGTCGGCCATCTGTCGCCGGGTCGCCTGCTTGGCTAGCCCGTCCATTTGCCGCTTGATTTCCGGCATCAGCTCCTGAGCAAGCAAGCGCGGGTCTTTTACGTCACCCGTTACGGTCACGTTGAACACGGGCGCCATGGTCAAGGTCTGCTCAACTTTCGGCGGCGCCGCCGCAATGGCCGGGGCGTTGGCCTGCTCGATGGGCTTCATGAGCACCGCCATGGGCGTGGCTTCGGTCGGAGCGGCAAAGGATCGGGCAACATCACCCAGGCTCGGCGCGCCGGGAACCTCCCCGTTACGCGTAACGGCTCCGGGCGCGACCGCTGGGCGAGCGGCCGCAATGCGCCGCTCATCCTCGCTACCGCCGTTGGCTACATCAAAAATCCCCTTGCCCGCCTTGCCGCCCAAAAACTCGCCGCCAAGACTGCCCAGGTAGCCGCCGACCAGGGCGCCGACCGCCGTCCCGAGGATCGGCACCACCGAACCAATGGCCGCACCGGCCGCCGCACCCGCCATAGTGCCCGCCAAGCCGCCCGCAGCTTCACCGTAGCCCTCGGCTTTCTTCTCGGCCGTATCGTCGCTCATGTACGTTTCTACGGCCTTGGCACCAGCCTCAAATAGAGCCGCGCCAGGGACAGCCCTGCCGAACTTAGACGCGGTGCTAGCCGCTGACGTGGCCCGAGCCATGACCCCAGCCCGAGGGGAAACGGCAGCGGCTGGGGCCGTCGGCGCCGGAGAAGGCACCACAGGCGCAGCCGTCGGGACTGGTTGCCGTCGGGCGCCCGCACGACGACCAGCGCTCGCACCACCAGAACCCGCACGGCCACGGCGCCCGCGACCTCGACCACGGCGAGCGCCAGGCTCACCAGCCGCCGCGCCAGATCCGCCCGACTGAAGCGCGGCCGCATTGACTACAAAGACCTTTTGCGTGCCACCGCTGCCCACGCCATCATCTTTACCACCACCCGTCATGCTCTCCAGCACGCCAGCGCCAGCCTTGAAAAGCTTGGACTTGGGGTTTTGGCTGTCAGCTGCACCATCGAGCGCCCCAGCGTTACGGTCACGGCCGCCCATGGCGCCGCGCGCCAAGTTGATAACGCCCTTGCCCATCTTGACCGTGCTCAAGAGGCCCATGCCCGTAACGATGGCGGCGCCCAAAGCCGTAATACCCATCGTCAGATTGGGCGCCTTGTCGCTGACGTCCGTGATGGCCCGCCCGACGCTACCCAGTACATCGGCCACCGTGTCAGTAATCGGACGCAGCGCATCGCCCACGCTACGGGTCGCGTCGTCGAAACTTTGAGCGACTTCTTTCCATTTCTGCGACGACGTTTCGCGCCGCTCGGCAAGGTTCTTATCAAGAATCCCCGCCGCAGATGCGGAGTCATTTTTAAGCTGCTCGTACAGCACCTTGTTTTGCGAGTACGCGGTAAGCGCGGCCTTGACCTGCATGTCTGCGAACAGATCCCCAGTGCGCAGGGCCTGCTCAAGAGAGGTCATCATGGTCTTGGCTTTCTCGGGGTCGACCTCCTTGCCGATCTTCGCCACGCCCTCACTCATGGCCTTGGCTTTCTTCGGGTCCGTCTTTTCGACGTACTGCATCGCCAGCGCAAACGAAGACTCAAGCGTTGACTTGCCGTTTTGCAGGCCGGTGTTCATCGACCCTTGGTAGTCAATCCCAACGTCCGCGTAAGCCTTGACGACCTCCCCGGAGCCGATCTTTTCCATCCAGTTTTTCAGGTTGCCTGCCGCCTCGTCAGAGCTGCCGGCTGTTTTCATCTGGACTTGCAGGATCGCGCCCAGCTGCGCCACCGAGTCGTTGCCAGTAATGCCCAGCTTGCCCATGCCCGCCAGCAGATCCGGGAACCACTTAGCCATGTCGGCCGCTTCGAAGCTGCCCGCCTGACCTTGGAACGCGATAGCCTCCAGGGCCTTTTGCATCTGGCCCGCGTCGGTGATCTTGGCGTTCTGGCCTAAAGCGTTGATCATCTTCGCGGTAGACGCACCATCGGCGCCCTGCCCGACCACAAACTTGGCCGCGACCGGCGCATATTCCAGCGCCTTGGCAAGGTCCATACCGGCCCCCACCAGCTCGTTAACCACGTTTGCCACTTCGTTACGGGCAAGCCCCGAATCCTGCGCCGTGGTGATGATGGTCCGCGACATGGCGGCCTCTTCGGGCTTGTTGGCAATGCCCGCCTTGATCGCGATGTCACGGGTAATCGCCCCGTAGTCCGCGCTGACCTTGGCCGCCACCCCAACCGCCGCAATACCCACGCCAGCGGCTATACCGGCCTTGCCCATACCCTCGGCCCCGGCGCGGATCTGCTCTTGCCCCTTGGCCTTGCGCTCGGCCGCCAGCGCCTGTCGGGCCTGCTGCTCGTAGGCCTTGCCCAAGTTGCGGACTTCGACGCCTTCACGCTTGAGCGCGGCAAGGTTGGCTTCCAGCTTGCGCCGCAGACCATCCGCCCCCGCCGACCCCGCCATGTGTGCCTTGCGCCATTCCTCGCGCAACTTGATCGTGTCACCGATATTGCGCTGCATCGCCCGCGACTGGGCGCCCGCTTTATCGAGGGACTTGATTCGGCCATCAATGTCTTTGAATGCGGATTTAACGGTGCCGCTAACAGCGCCACCGATAACAAGACCGAGTTTTAATTCGTTCGCCATAATCCCGCCTTTACTTAAACGTTATGGCGAGTGGCGGCCTAATCGCTAAGCCACCACAGCATATCCGTGAACGGCATAGATTCAATCTCTACCAGGGTAAACCCGGTTTCCTTTGATAGCCGTTTTGCGATCCTTCGCATTGTTGGAACGTCGAAGTTAATCCTCTTCGACCATGCGAAAGTAAGCGATGTTTAACCGGTTGTAGTCTTTCATCTTCAACGCAGAAATATCAGCCGGAGGGGCATCGCACAGGCTGGCGAACAGGTTCAGCTCAACGGCGTCCGCGTCGCCTTTGTTCATCTTCTGGACCTTGCGGACCTCGGCCAGCGTAGGCGAACGCATGCGCAGAGAATCAACCTCTACGCTGTTGATGGATGCCTTGACGGAGAGCTGAACAGTAACGCCATCGCCGTCCAAGTCAGAGATCCAGACCGGCAGTTCTTTGGTAACAGTTTCAGTTGCCATGTTGATTAACCCTTAGATTCCGAGTGCGGCGGCCATTTCGGCCAGCTGATCGACGCCATTGATAACGCGCTTGTAACCCAGCACGTCGATTTCATAGATAACTTCGCCCGCAACTTCCAACTTGTAGTAAGTCAGCGAAGCCGCAAACTTGAACTCTGCTTTATCGCCCGCCTTCCAGTCGCCCGGATCGAGTTCTGTCAACATGCCGCGCACCGTGGTAACCACCGGCGTAACAGCACCGCCCTGCCCTTTGAAGCCACCCCGGAAGGTCGCACTAAATGCGTTTTGGTCAGCCAGACCAAACAGCACAAGGCCCTCTTTTCGCACGCCCGTGGTGGTAAAGCTGCACTCCAGCTTTTCAACACCCTGATCCATGTCGATTTCGCCGTCAGTGCCGCCAAAACGAGCGGCCTCGGTTTTGATCTTCAGCTTGGGTAACGTGAAGCTTGGAACATCGCCCTGGAAGCTGACGCCGCCGATGGACATGTTTTGACCGAACAGCGTTTGAGGAATCATCGCCATGAGTACGGCTCCTTAAGACTTGATGTCGAGAACTTGAGTGACCCATTGGTCAGTCACTTCAAACAGGAACGTCGGGTTTTCAGCCACCGGAACGTCAGTGAAGCGGATGCGCCAGAAAATCCGGCCCTGGGACAACATCGACGCAGTGGTCATTTCAAGGTCGGGGTAGACCTCAAAGTTGATGATTGCGCCCTGCGCCTTGAGGTCGCGCATGAAGGCTTGAAGGCCTTCGGTCACGTCCTTGACGTAGGTCTTGGTAATCCCCAGGTCAACGGCCCATTTATGCCCGGCCTGCACGGCCGACATGATGATGTCGAGGGTGCGCACACGGGTGACGAACGACCACTTGGCATCGCTGGACAGCGTGCGGTTGCCCCACAGGCGATAACCACCGTCACGAATGATCGTGGTGATAAACGCGTTGTTGAGCAGGTTGGCCCGGCACGTCGCGTCATTCTCCAAATACTCGACTTGGCGCGTGGTGCCGGTGATGCCGACCATTTCCTTGTTGGACGGAGAGACCCAGAAACCGTAGGTCGCATCGGTGTAGGCAAACATGCCCGCAGCCCACGCCGAACCACCCGAGGCCACATCAGCGTTTGCCGTGGTGTTCCAGCTAATGACGCCGGGGTCGACCATGAACAGACGCTTGGAACCGAAGTTCAGCGCGTATTCCATCGCGGCCTCATCGGTCGTACCAGGGCCGTCGATGATCGCGATTGCGCCCAGCTTTTCGGCCAGGGCATCCATGGCCGTCGCCACCGCCTCGGTCGACGAATGAAGCGGCGCCACCAGCAAACGCGGCTGGGCGTTGAAGCGGCTCTTGCCGTCCAGCAGGGCTTGCAGGCCGGTACGGTCGCCATTGGCTTTTACGCCACCGATAACGGCCGAGGTCTGCGCCGCCGCGTCGGCGGCCTTCTCGACGCCCACCGCCACGATAACGGCCTTGGCGCGAACGTAGATCGCCTTGCAGGCGCGAGTCATGGCCGAGTCCGCGCCGAACGCGGCGATGGCTTCACGCTCGGTCGTGATCAGCACCGGCACGCCCGGCTTGGCGGTCGGAATGCCTTCGGCCAGCGGGCCGGGGGCAGAGACGAAGGTGTCGACCAGGCCAATGATCGAGGATGACGGCAGCGAGATAGTGCGCGGCCCGTCGTTCACAATCGAGGTCGTGACACCGTGATAAAAGGACATAGAGCAATCTCCAAAAACGAAAAACCCGCCGAAGCGGGGTCATGGGTGCAACAGGAATGCAGCGTTACGCGTAACACTTACGTGAGGGGGTCGCCACGGTCAGGTTCGATGTTCAGCTCGCAATGGTCCTTTTCGAACCAGTCAAGGGCCTTACACAGCACGCAGCCCCAGGCTCGATGCTCGCGCGCCGCCTTAGCCGCCCGGGAACTGATCGTCTCGTCTTCGTCACCACCGAAAGCGGTGTTGGCCAACTGGTCGAACGACACGGCCAGGCGCCACGCACGCCCGCTGCCGAACAGCACGGACACGAACATCCAACCCAAGCCGACCAAGGCGGCGAACGCGCACAGCAGCCACAGGGCCAAGCCCAGCGCGACACGCTTCACCATACGATGGCCCCCACCTCTTCCAGGGTGTCTGCCTTGTCCAGCAGATCCTCGGCGGCCTGACGCTTGCCAATGATTGCGCCCGAATACGCGGCGTAGCTCACCGCCTTCTCTTGTACGCGCCCCGCCAGCTCAGCGACCGTCAGGCCGCGCACCTCGGCAATGGCTGACAACAATGGCGCAGCGGCGGGAGGATCGAGCAGCAAGCCCGCCGCTTCCTGAACCTGCTGCGGCCAGCTTTGCAGCTCGCCGGGCGGGTAACTGGCGGTCAGGCTCGACAACGCTCGCTCACAGCCGGCATTCAACTCGACCAGCTTGGCGGCCTTTGCCGCCTCCAGCTTGTGCGAGTCGGCCGCCGGGTATTCCAGTTCGCCCAGGTACTCGGTATCGGCCAGCGAACAGGCAGGGATTTCGGCCGGCTGGCCGGGCAGAATCACCGCGACAAATAGGCCGTTTTCGCGGTACTCCGGCGGCACCGACCAGGCGCGAACCAACGCGTCGGCCTGAATCGCAGGCAGCACAACGGTCTGGCCGTTAACGGTCAGGGTTCCATTTTCGATATTCAAGTGCGCTCTCCTTAGAGCAGAGGACGCCCGCTCAGCGGGCTAGCCCAAAGACATGACACAGGTCACAGGACCCATTACACCTTCGCGAGGCGGCCGCCGACGCCCGGGCTCGCGTACGACGCGACGCTGTAGA